CAAAATGGTAAACCTATTTTCACTGCAGAAAAAATGATTAAAGAAGTCACTCAATTAAATAAAGTCCATCAAGAATTAATAGACCTTGAAAGTAGAGTGAAGAAAGAGATGACTGAACAATCACAAATTCGTGCAGGAGCAATAGAAGGTTATGAAGACTACCCCGACTAAAACAAATGTAATTAAAAAATCAAAACAAGTTGTTGAAGAAGTAGTGTCTAATTTATCTGAAATTGAAAAAAAGAAAAATACAAAACAAAAGTCTTTAAAACTTACTAAAACTTCTGTAAAGAAAAAACCTGAACCTATTAAATGGGATTTTCCAATTACAGCTGATGTAAGTTTTTTCGATGCTAGTTTATCTTATGAATTAACAGGTTATAGACCTATTACTAAAACAGAAGGATTAGATTTTAATCCTGAATGGTTTATTGAAGCAAGAAATGAATTTTTAGCAACAGGACATTATACATCTTATTTAGTAGGAAGTAAAGGTTATCGTGATTTTTGGCATGAAGAATATAGACGATGTAAATCTGGTTATACAGTTAATGGTTATACTGTAACTGGAGAACATTATTTCTTTTTAAATTATTATAAACTTCCTATTATTAGTGGTGAAACTAAAGCAGGTAGTGGACGTAGTAAAGGTTTTCCTTCTTTCTTTGTTTCACAATATCAATTTTTTCATTATGTGGATTTAGCTAAAAAAACACATAAACATATTGCTCTAATGAAAGCTCGTGGTGTAGGTTTTTCTGAATTAAGTGCTTCTATGGCTATTAATCAATACACTACTGTAAAAGAAAGTATTACTATGATTGCTTGTTATGATAAAGGTAAACTTGAAAGAACTTTATCTAAAGCATGGGATGCTTTACGATTTTTAGATACTTCCACAGATGGAGGTATGTTTAAATTAAGACAATTAAGTGACACTGCTATGATTAAAAAATCAGGACACTTTAATATGTCAAAAGGTAATAAAACTCCAGCTGGTTGGCAATCTATGGTAGAAGGAGTTGTAGCAGATGATCCTCAAAAAATTCGTGGTGACCGTGTTGATTTAATGATTCTTGATGAGTTTGGTTCTTGGCCTGATTCAGTAAAAGCATTTGTGCAAGCTCAAGCACTTGTAGAAGTACAAGGTGTAGCTTTTGGTACCATTCAAGTGGGTGGTACAGGTGGTGATAAAGGTTCTGCATTAGCTGGATTAAATACTATTTACTATCACCCTGAACCTTACGGTGTTTTACCTTACAGACATAATTACACTTCAGATAATAGCACTATTCTTTCAGCATATTTTATTCCCGCATTTACTCAATCAATGGTACCTGGAATGACAGATGAAAGAGGTTATTGTGACGAAGAAAAAAATAAAGCATATCTACAAAAGAAACGTGATCAGTATCTTAATGTACCTCAATCACTTATACACCACTGTGCTGAGTATTGTTGGAATGCAGAAGAAGCATTTGCTTTAGAAGGTGATAATAAATTTAATAAAGTTTTATTATCAGAACAACTTGCTCAAATTAGATTACATCACACAGGTCCTAGACCTGTTAAAGGATATATTGATTACACTTATAAAGACAACCAACATTCTCCTGAAAATATTACAGGATTTAAATGGATTCCAACTAAAGAAGGAAAAATTGAAATACTTGAACATCCTATTTGGTCAGAATGCTATAAACAAGAACTAAAACGTAAAGAACTTGAAGCTATTAATAATGGACAAAAATTTGAAGAAAAACCAATTTATAAAGAAATTAAAGATTTATATGTGGCAGGTGTCGATGGTATTGATATTGGTAAAAATCAAACTTCATCAGAAACTCGAGGAGCTTCTGAATTTTGTTTAGTAATTTATAAACGAGTTTATGGTTTAAGTGACCCTCAAATTGTATGTGTTTACAAAGATAGACCTAATGAAGTTAGAACTGCTTACAAAATAGCAATGTGTTTAATTAGGTATTATAATTGTAAAGTAAATGTCGAAGCTACTCGTGTAGGATTTATTAATTGGGCTAGATATAGTAATCAATTAAAATGGTTTATGAAACGTCCTCAAGCTACTTTACAAAATGTAAGAAACGGAAATTCAAAATCTTATGGTACACCTGCAACAGCTACTATTATTGACATGCACACAGATTTAACTGCAAATTTTGTTGAAGATTATTGTCATACAATTTGGTATGAAGAAGTTTTAGATCAACTTGTAAGATATAATGATGAAAACAAAACCAAATTTGATATTATTGCAGCTTTAGGTATGGCTTTACTTGCTGACCAAGAATTGACAGGTAGAGCACCTATGGTAGTTGCTCCTATAGATGAAAGTTTTGAAGATTTTGGTTATTATATAGATGAAAATGGGTATCGTCAATGGGGAGTTATTCCTAAAGATATTCAATTAAACATGCAATATGGTGGAGGACAAGCTTATGACCCATACCGACTTAACACATCGGATACAAGATATCATCAAAGGTATAACTAAAAAAGAACTTATAGCACCTATTCATATTAGAAGTTTACAACCTCAAGGTTATGAAGTTTGTATAGAATTTAGACAGTATGAACCAGTTTGTTATAGTGCAGAATTACCAGATGATGAATTTATGAAATTTATATGTCAAGAACTTCGTAGATCTCAGTATTTAAGAACTGAGTATGCTAAGGCAGAAAGAAACACTACCCACCGTATACCAAATGATTTTTTATCGCCTTATGACACAACAAGACTTAATCGATAAAACAAATGAGTGTATTGCGGAACTTGTATATAATAAATTTGAGTTACAAAAAGCTTATAATTATTATGCAGGTAAACGTGATAAAAAACAATTTGAATATTTAGAATCTAATTTTGGTATTGGTAATCCAACTTCTGTATCATTTACACCTTTAGTTAAAAAACATTTTGATGCTTTAATAGGTGAATTTTTAGGTACTCCTATTTTACCTAAAATTAGTTGTAAAGATGAGGATACTATTACAAACATTACAAGAGACAAACAATTGGAAATTGAAAATTCAATTGTTCGATATCTTAAAAGTCATTTAAAAAATTCTTTATTAAGTTTTATTGATAATAAAGATATTACAGATAAATCTATTCAATCTCAACTTGATAAAATTATTCAAGATGTAGATCAAAATTTTATTTCACAATATGAAATAGCAGCTCAAAATGTAATTCAATATGTTATGCAATCACGAGAAACCGATATGATTACAAAACATAAATTACTTTTATTAGATACTTTAATAACAGGTACTCCTTTTTTTAGAGTAAAAGAAACTCAAAGTCATACTAATATTGAAATTGAGGTACTTGATCCTTTAAATACTTTTGTAGATAGAAATCCAAATAGTATTTATGTAAAAGATTCTTACAGAGCTGTTGTTCGTAAATGGATGACTAAAAGTCAAATTTTAAGTATTTATGGTAGAGAACTTTCAAGAGATGACATTGAACGTTTAAAAGCTCATTGGGAAGATTATAGTGAATATGGTCAATATGTTTCTACATATAGAAATACTTTTCCAGCTAATGAACAACGTCATCAATCTACTAATGATGTGTTGCCTGGTCATCCAGATAATACATATAGTTCAACTCGAATGCATTTAATTCCTGTATATGAAGTAGAATGGTTAGAAACAGATAATGATTTTGTAATGCAAAGATATTCTACTATTCGTATTGGAGAAGGAATGTATATTCTTAGAGGTAAAGATGAAAAAACTTTACGAACAAGAGACAATCCTAATTATACTTGTCTGTCAATAAATGGAGTTTACTTTTTAAATAGAAGTAATGAACCATTTTCTTTAATGTTAGCTTGTGTAGACATTCAAGATAGATATGATCTTTTAATTTACTACCGAGATAATTTAATTGCTAGTTCTGGTAATATTGGTGACTGGATTGATTTATCATTAATTCCATCTTCTTTAGGAGTTAAATTTCCAGAACGAATTCAAAAATGGATTGCTTATAAAAAAGCTGGTATTGGTTTAATTGATACTACTCAAGAAGGACAAGCAATTGGAGCTATTCAATCTGCTATAGATGCTTTGGAATATACACTTTCATCTATAACTGGAGTATTTCGTGAAAGATTAAATGGTATCGAACAACGTGATGCTGTTACTAATATTAAACAAGGAGTTAATAATTCATTTATGGTAACTAAACAATATTATCAGCAAATGGATTTACTTACTTGTGAAATTTTAACAGATTGTTTAAACCAAGCTAAAGTCACATGGAAAAATGGATTACGTGGTACTTTAATTTTAGGGGACAGGCAACAAAAAATATTTACTGCTTTACCTGATTATTTTACTGTTACAGATTATGATATTCATGTTGTAAGTACTACTCAAATACTTCAAGAAATTCAACAAATGTGGTCTATACTTCCAGAGTTCATTAAATCAGGTCAACTTCCAGCAGATATTATGTTTGATGTAATGGCTTCTAAAAGTCTTTCTGAAATTAAATATAAAGTTAAAAAAGCTATGAAAATTCAGAAAGAAGAATCAGACACTATTCATCAACTTCAACAAAAATTAGAAGAAACTTCTCAACAAGCTCAACAGTTACAACAAGAGTTACAAAAAACTCAAAATGAACTTAAAAAATTAGATCAACAAAAAATGCAACTTGAACAACAAAAATTCCAATTGGAAAATAAAGTTGAATGGTATAAAGCTGAAACAGATAGACAATATAAACAAGTTCAATCTGATTTGGCTACTAAACGTACAGAGATTGAATTACGTCAAATTAGAGATGGAAATCCTTATAATGATCAAATAAGGCAAACTGGTTTATCATCAATGTCTTAAAATATGAGTTTAAATATAACAATACATGAAACTGTGTCAGGTGATCTTATAGTAAAAGAACCTGTTTGTGAAGACAAGTTTTATGATAATATTATTCCATTTAAAAAATCAGTTTCTGTTTCTATAGTAGTACGTAAAACAAGTAAAACTTCAGAAATTCTAAAAGCTTTTATACATAATCATAAAAGTGTAGAAATTTTGAATACTTTTAATATTATTCATGACGGTTGGTATGAAGTAATTCATTTTGTTATTCCTACTTTAGAATATGTCAATACATTTGATCATATTTTAGAAGGTTTGTATGCAAGTGATGGTACAGATATTTTTCAATACCATGAAGGACAAATGTCTAAAGTAGATATAAATGATTTACTTGAAGAATCTAATTTAAAATCTTTTACAACTGCTTATGTAAAAAAATCTATTTTTATTCTTTACAATCTTTGGCAATGTTATTTTAACTATTGTAAAAGAATGTTAGAAAGTGAATGTTCTAAAGATACAAAATGTTTTGATTGTAATGATGAAGGATTTAAAAATAGAAGTTTAATTTGGATTTTCTTAAATGCCATTGAATATTATGTGTACTTTGGAGAACTTCAAGCTGCACAAGAATTATTAGAAAACATTTCAGGTTGTAATACTTTATGTACAAATGAGATGTTTAGTAAACTTTATGATTGTGGATGTGGAAAATGAAATTAAATACTTGTATTACCACAGTAAATGATAGTTCAGTATTAGTAACTGAATTAACTGATGGACAACAGTATTTACCTGATAATTCAGGTTTAACAGCAAAAAATAGATTTGCTTTTAAAGACACTGTGTCCATTGATATTTTTAAGTTAAATGCTTTAGAAAAAGTTGACTATACTCCTGCAGTTATAGTAGATAGAAGCAATCCTAAAGATGTTAAAATAGATCTTAATAGAGATGGGTGGTTTACTGCAATTCATATTGTTTTACCAAATGCAAAATGGGTACATAGAGAATTAGGCAAACAAGGTTCTATTATTCATACTTATAACATTGTATATTTCGTAGACGATAATGAAATTTACACTGTTAAAAATAAAGTAATAGAAAGATCATCTATTCAAAATTTATTAGATGAAACTTGCACAAACACTACAATTTCCAGATGTGATACAGATTATGTTTCTATTAAAATTTTAAATGACTTATGGGATAATTCTTATAAGGAATTATTTAAAAATAGAATCTATAATGGAGGTTGTAAAATGAATGCTTGTGAAGCTAATAGATTAGACGCTATTATACATCTAACGAAACATTATGTTCGTATAGGTCAATTAGCTGAAGCAGAACGAGTGATTGAGAAATCTAATTATTTTCGAAATCAAAAATTAGATATGAAATTAGAACATAAACCTTTTTCTTCAGGATGCGGATGTCAATGAATTGTACAAATCAAATTCAAGAAGTTAAAAATTATTCTATTCCAGAGTTAACTGACATGTTAAAACGTAAAGTACTTTGTGAAACAGAATCCTTACTTCATTCTTTACAAAGAGGTTATAGATTAGACACACAATTTATATTGTCTGAAATAAAGCTTATAGATATGCTAAAAAATAATAGACTAGATGAAAATTTTAGCTTATATGCTTTACAATTTTACTTAAATAACTTATGGGAAACATCTTAGAACCTTCAGTAATTTCACCTACTAAAAGTTGTGAAAATAAAGATGCTTTATTACGAGAAAATTATTTAAGTGAGTTTGGAACTGAAGATGACAAAGCTGTTGTACGAGAGAATCTGGGAGTATATGCAAAAAACTTTACATATAATCGAGATGAATCTCAAGCAATGGTACAGGAAAAAATCAAAGCAGCTTTACAAGATTATGTAACTAATGATAAATTACCTAAAGCTATTGAAGCTTTAAGTACAGAAATTGCTGAAGCTAGTTATGTAAAAAGTGATGGTACAGTTCCTTTTTTAAATCCTCAAAGTCAATCTTCTTTACCAACCTTAGATAGTCATTTGACAAATAAAGTTTACGTAGATAATTTATTAAAAGCACATCTCAATAGTAATGACCCTCATAAAACATTAGATAAAGTTAAATTACTATTAAATGATTATGCTAAATTATCTGACATACACACTACTGCAAATCTCTACAGCAAAAAAGAAATCGATGCTTTACTTTGCAATTTTGTAAAGAAAGATGGTAGTGTACCTTTTCTTAAACCTCAATTAGGTGTAGATCCTTCATTACCTAGTCATTTAGCTACAGCTAGATATGTACAATTAGTAATGCAGAATCACAAAAATGAGGCAGATCCTCATGAATTTTTATCTACTTTAAAAAGATACCTTTCAAATTATTATAGTAAATCAGAAGTTTACACTAAATCTCAAACATATTCAAGGTCTCAACTTTTAGACATTATTAAGTCTCAAATGAAAGATATTGTAGATCAAAGAATTGCTACACATGTAGCAGAAGATGGAAGTGTATCTGAATTGAAAGATTTTGTTTTAAACAAATTATTTGAATGTATTAAAGCAGATGGTTCAGTATCACACACTAAACCACAAGCTGGTGTACCTGCAGAAAAACCTAATGAGTTTGTAGTACTTCAACAATTATCTGATTTATTAGATAAATTAAAACAAGAAGTAACTCAATCTGTTAAAGATTCTACAAATCAATCTACATGGGTACCTTCAGGACCTGTCAAAGCTACAGTGGGCTTTGTAGAAACAGAATCTAAAATGCCACCTGAAATGACAGTACAACAGATTTGTGATGCTATTTTTTATGGTAGAAAGATAGGTGTGGTAGCTCCTGAATATGCAGAATATGGTGAAAAAGTTTGTATTAAAATTTATACACATGGTGTAGGAATGCTAAATGAAGCTGAAATTTATAAAAATGGAAACTTAATTGGAACATTAACAGCAACTGATTTTGCTAATTTACCTTCTACACCTGCTGGTTCTGGAGTATATTATGAATACTGTGAAACAGGAGATTTTACAGAAGATACAAATTGGAAAGTAGTTTTTCATTATTCTAATGGACAAACTATTACAGATACAGCTACAACTAAACTTTCTTATCCAATGTTTATTGGAGCTTTACCTTATTGGTGGAATGCTCAAGAGGATATTACTATGAATAGTTTACGTGAGAAAGTTAAAGAAGATCCTGAAAATTGTAAATTCTTTACTCATTTAGGACCTGATATTAAAAAATTAAAAGCTTCTTTTAATTTTGAAACAGCTGAAAAAAGAAGTATTGTTATAGTAGTTCCAAAAGATTATCCAGATTTAGTGAAACTAATCACTCCTACTCAAACAGTTACAGAAGGAGCATTTGCTAAATGGTTACAACCTATGTATCCAAATAATGCTACTGTAGGTGTAGTATATAAGATTTATGTATTTAATCAGCCGCTTGTAAAGTTAAATCAAACTTTAAAAGTTTCTTTTACAGCAGAAAATAATTCAGACGACGATGAGTAATTATGCACAAATTATCACAAGCTTTGAGAGAACTAGTAATTTTCCTATAGAATCAAATTATATATTTGCTTCTGAAGAAAAATTAAAAGAGTTCTACTCAGATCCAATTCAAGCTGCTACATTACATAAAGGTTTACTTAAAGTAGTTGAAGCTGATGAAAATGCAGAACAAGCACTTTATTGGGTAACAAAAAAAGAAGGTAGTGAAGAACTTGAATTTACTAAATTAATTTCAGGAAAATCGATAGAAGAAATTAAATCTAAATTAGCTGATTTGTTAGCTAAATTAGAACAAGAAATTAGAGAACGTAAAGAAGCTGATTCTGCATTATGGGGAACTGATGATCCTTCTACTATTAATGAACAATATAATAGTATTAAAGAACTTGCAGAACATCTTCAAAAAGCAGAACAAGACATTACATCTTTAAATGAAAAATGTCTTACAGATGAAAAATCTTTAAAGAATCAAATTAAAGCTTTAACAGGTACAACAGAAGAAGATGTTATTGCTTATTTAGATACATTACCTTATCATAATGTAACTGAATTAGCTAAAGCTATCAACAGAATTATTAATGATCCTAATGATGCTGAAAAAACTAAAGAAATTGATACTTTAAAAGAATTAAAAGAATTTTTAAAAGGTTATACTAATGAAGATACTTTAGATGATCTTTTAGATAATCTTTGGCAATTAATTGAAGGTAATATTTTACCTTCAGAACAATTTAGAACTTTACGAGGAGTAGAAGATTTTATTATTAATTATAAAACAACAAATGATTATAAACAAAGTCTTTTATTAGAAGAAGTAAATAATATTGAAACAGGTGTAGGTTTAAATGCTAATGGTAGTTATTCTCCTGATATGTCTACTAATTATTTAAAAGACACTACGTCAGTAATGAATGCTTTACAAACTTTAGATAAAGTTCTTCATAAATATGTTAGTACTAATGTTCCAAGTGTAAGAAATACAGATCCTGCTGTAAATCTATCATTAACACAAGAATTAAATAGCTATGTATTATCAGCTGCTTTAAATCTTTCAACACAAGGAGGAAATCAATTATTAAAAAATACTGATGGTCTATATTCTTGTGCTAAAACTTTTTATGATAAAGGAGTTCTAACATTTAAAGTTAACGATAATATTGTAAGTCAACATTACATTGGTATGAGTGCCATTGTACAATCTGCTACATATGATAAAACTAATGAACAACTTGTTTTTATTTTTAAGTTAGCTAATGGTGACACTCAAACAGTTCAAGTTCCTGTTGGAGCATTAATTCGTGAATGGGAAATTGATAACAAAGACACTTCTCCTATTGTTCTAAATAGACAAGATAGTGTTGCAGGAACTGATGCATTATCTGCAGATATTAGATTATCTACTTTACCTTTTAATATTTTAATTAAAGATCACAATACTTTATATGTTAAAGGTACTTCAGATAATTTATATCATGAGGGAGCTAAACTATCAAGTTATTTAAATACTGTTGAAGAAACAATTCAAGAAAATTTAAAAACTAATATTGCTCAATTAGAAAAAGCAAGATTAAGTAGAGAATTTATTAAAACAGCATTAGATAAAGAAATTACTGATAGAACTCAAGGAGACAGTAAATTACAAAAAGATATTGACACTTTAAATGGAACTTTAGTAGAATCTAATAAAACATTAACTAAGCTTTCTGAAAAAAATGTTGCATTAGATTTAGAACTTAAAAATGAAATTTTAAGATCTACTAAAATTGATGAAGATTTACTTCAGAAAATTAAAACAATTAAACATCCTGAATATATTGTTTCTAAACAAACAACTCCTGAAGCAGGTTGTATTGCTACTTATGTTTTAAAGAAAGATGGACTTGAAATTGGAGATAAAATTAATGTTTTAAAAGATACAACAGAAGTTAAAGCAACATTTAATAAAGGTATTCTATCATTATTAGTAAATAATGAAATTGTTAGTACTTTAGATATAGGACTTTCTTCAAGTGTAAAAACTTCGTATTATGATCCTACAACAGAAGAATTAGTAATTGAATATAATTTATTAAATGGTCAAACACAAGTTGTAAAGACATCTTTAAAAACTTTAATTAAATCTATAGAAACTAATTTAGAAGGAACTTTAGAAGAGTTTTCAAAAGATTTAGATACTAAAGCTCCTATAGATTCTCCTGTATTTAAAGGAGTTCCTCAAACTGAGTTATCTCCAGAAGATAATGATTCATCTCAAAGAATTGCTACAACTGCTTGGGTACAAGAACATTTAGAAAAAACAAGAATGTATGCCAGAAGTTTAAATTCTATAGAATGGATAGATATGAATGATTAATACATTTAATATGGCTTTTGTAAAATTTTATAGAGGAAAGAAAGAAAAATATAATGCAACAACTCATAAAGACGGTCTATTTTTTGCAAAAGATACTCAGTAGATTCTTTTAGATGGAGTTTCTTACGGTTATAAAT